CCGCAAACCTTACTATGAGCATTGAAACCTCTGACACTAACACTACTACCAATGAAGCAGCAGTAGAAGACGTAAACCTCGATACTTTCGAGCAAGAGTTCTTCTCGGGTACAGCTCCCGTTGAAAAGCCTACTGAAGAAGTTGTAGAAGAAGTTAGTGAAAACGACGAATCTACTGTTGAAGAAAACACGGAAGAGAATCTCGAAGAGACCAATACCGAAGAAACCTCGGAAGAAACTGAGGAAACTGAGGATGGTACTAAGAAGGAAACTCGCGCTGAAAAGCGTATTCGTGAACTGAACGCTAAGTTTCGAGAAGAGCAACGACTGCGGGAAGCCGCTGAACGTCGTGCTGAAGAAGCAGAGCGTAAAGCAAAAGTAGACGAGCCGAAAGAAACGAAGCCTGTTGCAACACAGGACGAAGAAAATCGTGCCCCGCATTGGGATGATGAAGACGCAGAAGGTAACAAGAAGTATCCGTTGGGTCAGTTTGATCCAAAGTTTAATGCTGACCTTGTGCGCTACACCATCCAAGAAGAAAATGCAAAACTTGAACAGCAGCGTACGCAGTCTGAAGCCCAGCGCAAGGCTCAGGAAGCAGAAGCAGCTCGGCAAGCAGAGTGGGAAGAGAAGCTAGCACCCGCACGGGAGCGTTATCCCGACTTCGTGGAACGAGGACAAGAGCTGGTTGACCAGTTCACTGATCTTGACCCGCAGTATGCTGCATATCTCACCGATACTATTCGTTCAATTGATAACGGGCCGGATGTTCTTTACTACTTGGCCTCCAATCCTGATCTTGCTGATGAGATCGTACGTAAGGGTGCAGTACAGGCAACTGTCGCACTTGGTCGTATTGCCGCACAGCTTAGTCCGGAAGGGAGCACAAAAACTCCGACTCGTACGAAAGTAACTAACGCTCCTCCGCCGCCTCCGAAGGCTCGGGGAACAGCCCCTCCGAAAGTAAAGGACCTTGACAATCTTGATGATTTTGAAAGTGTTTTCTTTACTCGGTAATAGTTGCAGTTTCGTATGGGTAAAATAACAAACAACCTCATACGAAGGAATAATACTTTATGGCTACTGTAACTGCCGATCAGGCAAAGCTTGTCCTTAACTCGTTTGCTGCGATCTTCCAGAATAACCTCATCTCTAAGGACCTCGTTACTTGGAACAAGTACTCGGGTGAGATGAATGACCGTAACGGTTTGACTGTCGTTGAACAGATCACTCCGGACTACACCACGACCTTCACTAGCGGCGTTGTGAATGACCTGACTTCGGGTGTCCAAGACACTACGTTCGGTTCTGAACAGTTCCGTGTGCGACAGATCGTTGGCTCTAGCATGGGCTGGGGCGACTTCATCAAGATTCAGACTCTTGGTGATGCCCGTGAAAGCGAAGCCATCAAGGCTGCTGCTCTCCGTCTTGCTCATGACATCGACGCTTACATCCTGCGTTACGCGACTCTGGCCGCTAACAATGCAATTGGTGATGGTGTTTCGAGTGTGGCTTCGTGGGACGACTTCGCTTCGGCGTATACTCGTCTGAAGGAAGAAGGTGTAGAAGACGACTCGAATCTTCGTGCTGTGTTGACCTATCAGGACCGTCAGGCCCTTGGTAAGGACATCGTTGAGAGTGTTACGTCGGGTGACAACCTGACTGCTCTTGGTGGTGGTGTCTACCGTGAAGGTTGGCAGGGTAAGATCGCCGGTATTCCGACGAACTTCACTCAGCAGCTTCCGTCGTTTACCGTTGGTACTCGTCTCACTGCTTCGGCTCTGACCGCTGGTACTGCCGATTCGGCTGGTGATTACGAAGACTACTGCACGTCGCCCGCTCCGGGTCAGTTCCTCACCCAAATCCTGAATATGGATATTGGTTCGGGCTCTGAAACCCTTGTGGATGGTGAAGTGTTCACTATCGCTGGTGTGTTCGCCTACGACAATCGTGCTAAGAAGACCCTTGGGCATCTTCAGCAGTTCCGTGTTGTGGGTAACTACACTGCATCGAGTGGGGCTGTTGCTCCGCGCGTGTTCCCGGCGATTATCACTTCGGGTCCGTACCAGACGGTTTCGAATGCCGCTGGTAACACCGCTGTTGTGACCTTCCAAGGTGCTCCGAGTGCTGTTCTTCAGCCGCGCTTCATTGCCAACAAGGATGCGATTATTGTCAACACGATGGACCTCCCGGCTCCGTCGACTGGTACGATGATTCGTAAGGCGCTTACTAAGCTCCCGATGTCGATCCGTATGTGGCAGGATTCGAAGTTCGAAACTGGTGAACACCGTGTTCGCTTTGACGTAGTGGTGGAAGCCAACGTTGCTGCGAATGGTCGGCGTCGTCTGGTTCGTCTGAACGGCTAATCCATTAATACGGCGGGGGTCTTTGCGAAAGCATTGCGCCCCCGTTCTTTTATATAAGGAACAACCATGACTGGTGATTCTCACTATAAGGCTCAGCCCGTCGGGGTTGATGCTACTGTAATTATTCAAGGCTCCAGAATTGGTGGGTTTGTTCCTGCTACTGATGGAACCATTACCATTACCATTATTCAAGAGGGTGGCGTCACTACTGTATTGCCCGGTATTCCTGTGGTAGCTGGTGATGATGTAGACATTCCGATCTTTGTCGGGACTCTTAATCGTTCGACTCTCGTCGCTTCTGGCGGAGCCTCGGGCATTTTGCTTGTTAGCTAAAGGACTATAATATGAGCACCATTGTTTCTGACATCATTACTGATGCGTATCGGGAAAGCAACCTTATTGCTATCTCGGCTTCTCCTACTTCCCCTCAAGCAACCGAAGCTTTGCGCCGTCTTGAGACCCTTATCTTTTCTACGTTCGGTAACGAAGTTGGTTATGACTTTGAAGACTGGACGGTTGTCAGTGCAACGGACATTCGTAAGCCGTCTGGTGTTGCTCTGACTGCTGCTGAAGCTGCTGCGTGGGTCCTTAATCCGCAGGGCCGTCTTCAGTGTAATCTGTCTGCCGATACTACGATTTTGCTTGATCCGTATCCTACCGATGGTCAACGGTTCAAAGTGATCGACGTTCTTGGTAACTTCGCTACGAACAACCTTACTCTCGATGGTAACGGGCGTTCAATTAGTGGCGCTGCTACTCTTGTCCTTAGTGCTGATAACACTCGTAAGGAATTCTTCTATCGTGCGGACCTTGGTGAATGGGTCGAAATCAATGATCTTGAATTGACTGATCCGATGCCGTTCCCGCCGGACTTTGACGACTTCTTTACTACGGCTTTGGCTATGCGTCTTAATCCGCGTTACGGACGGGATATTACCGAGGACGCAAAGATGCGTTATATGTCGCAACGTAATCAACTTATCATTCGCTATGACCAGCAGCAGTTCCTCCGTGAACGGGTGTTGAACAACAAAAACCTTTACGCTCCCGGAGAATAATAAATCATGACGCAGGTTTCTAGCATTATCGAAGCTTCTTTTCGCGAACTACGTGCCCTTGAATATGATCGTAGCGTAACTCGCCTGCAAATGGCGGAAGCTCTTGAGCGGCTTGATTCCCTTGTGCGTTCAGAAAACGGTCTCGATCTAGGGGAACAGTACACTGACTGGCCCTTGGGTAATTTTGGCGTTAGTTCTAGAGATCAACATTACTTCACTGTAAATGAAGTTGATCGGCCTTACGAAAACTCTCGTCTCATCCACTCGGCTGAAACATCGAAAACTATTTATTTTCCTGTTCACCCTGAGGAAGGGACGAGAATGGCCTTTACGGACCCGTTCAATCGTCTTGCCACTGTACCGATTATCCTTGATGGTAACGGGCGTACTATCGAAGGAACGAGTACTGTAACTCTCGATACTAATGGTATTGATCGGGAATGGATTTATCGGGCAGACCTTGGTGAGTGGCTTCGTGTCACTGATCTTCAACTTGACGACGAGTTTCCTTTCCCTAAAGAGTTTGACGATTACTTTATTATCGGACTGGCTATGAGGCTTGATCCTCGCTATAAAGAAACGATGAACTCTCTTTCGCTTACTCGTTACGCTCAAATTAAAAAGAAGTTCTACGGTCGTTACACTAAGACTAAAGAAGTTCCGTCAGAGGTATCTATGTTGCGGTTTGCAACTGACCGAATGTGGGGCCGCTATGGTCGACTAACTCGTAGGAATTACCGAAACTCGACTATTAGATTTAATAGAGGTTGGAACTAAGAATGCAAGACCTTCCTATCTTTCCTACTGATTATCGTAGGCAGGTTTCTAAGGCTCCGTTCATCCCTATGGTGAACAGGTTCGTAGAAGCAAACCCTGCTCTCAATGATACGCAAGGATCGTTTCTCGCTCGTCCGGGACTACGTAAGTTCGCTGAAGTAGGGGAAGGTCCCATTCGTGCCGTGTTTAGCTCGCCGGGTGCTTTTAATAGCGACTTGTTCGTAGTCAGCGGTACTGATCTTTATCGTATCTCGTCTATGGACGGTTCAGATACATTGATTGGAACTATTAGCCAACAGGATACAGGCTCGGTCAGCATGGCTGCAACCTCTCCGATTGGTACAGAAATCCCTAGCTACCTCTTCATTGCTGAAGGCGGTATCTTCTGGGTTTACACTGACAACGGACACGCTCGTGGCGTTCTAGATGCCGCTGGGGCGATTGTATCGGGCAACACCGTACGTATCGACAACACTTATTATTCTTGGACCAGCAGCAGCGTAGATACAGGTTCTCCTGATGGAACGTCTGGTACTCCTTGGTTGGTTGATCTTGGTGCCAGTAACGCTGAAGCTATAACGAATCTCTTCCTTGCTATTAATCGACAGAGTGAACCGGGGGTTACTTACAGTACTGATTTGACGGCACACCCCACGGTACAAGGCCTTAGCTACACAGCTAATGAGTTGTCTGTTGAAGCAAGGGTGGCGGGTATTACTGGTAATGGTATTGTAACGACGGAAACTGGTGCTGATATCGCTTGGGGTGCGGCTGCTCTCTCAGGAGGTGGTGACGGCCAGCTCTCACAGATTACTGTGCCTGACGATGCAGGGGCTATCTCGGTTTCGTATATCAACAGTTTTGTAATTGTCGTACCTGTTCAAGACGATGAAATCGGTACAACTGGTAGGTTTTACTGGATTGAGCCGGGTGAACGAATTATTGATCCTCTAAACTTTGCTAACGCTGAACGCAGTCCCGACCGAATTAATCAGGTTATTACGTTTAGCGATATGTTCTGGTTGTTTGGGGATACTACTACAGAGCCTTGGGTAACTACTGGTAATACTGAATTTCCAATGCAACGCTTTCAAGGGATTATCTTTGATCGTGGCTCGTGGGAAGGAACCGCACTAAAGGTGCGAGACAGTATGTTGGTCGTAGATGAAGAAGGCGGTGTGTTCATCATTAACAACGGACAAAAACGAGTATCTAACCCGGCTGTTGAAGAACGGATTAGACGAGCAATTGGTCTTCAAATCTAAAGGAATATAAACTATGGCTATTCAATGGGCCGATGATTTTAGCCGTTATGGCACTGGCAGTACCAGCCGTTCACGTATGCTTGACGGTCTCCCTTACGCTACTATTGGTAGTACATCGGCAGGTGAAGTTACGGCTGACCCTGACGTAAACATTACTGGTTTTGCCTTCCTTCCGGGTTATAACGGAAACAACTCGTTTTCTGACTTCCGAACGGCATTCCCAACTGTTATTAGCGGGACTGCTGGTATGTTGGCCCGACTTTGGTTCGGTGCGTTACCGGAAGACGACACTGCTGCTAGGCCTAACTTTATGGCCCTAGAGCGAGGAAACGGTGACAGTATTGTATACGCCCAGCTGCAGCCTAACGGTTCTGTTATAGTGTATGGTCGTATTTCAAATACCCCTACTCAAGTAGCTGATACGATTAACCCTGTTGTGCAGCCTAACTCGTGGAACCACTATGAGCTGGTTCATAACAAGGCAACAGGCGCAGGCAACTTGTATATTAACGGTGTTGATACTTTGTCTTGGACAGGGGTAGACACTGCCGACAACATCGAGTTGTGCAATTTTAGTCGTCGTAGTGGTAGCGGTTCTGCAGCGGCTATGTACGTTAAAGACTTTGTTATCTGGGATAGCACCGGCAGTGAGAACAACTCTGTAATGGGCACGGTTCTTGTTAAGCGTCTTAAGCCTGACGGTGACGTCACTCTTGGTGATTGGGTTGCCAGCACCGGAACTACTGGCTTTAACCTCTTGGCTAAAGATACGCCTAATGACACTACGTACCTCAGTGCAGACGATACCTCACCTAACCCGATGAGCTTTACGCTTGAAAACCTTCCCCCTGAAATTACAAGCGTCCGTGGTATTTTGCCTGTGATCCGTGTACGTAAGGTGGATGGTGGTGACGGTAATATTCAATCTGGTGTGTCTCCTAACGGGACCGACTGGGATGATGGTACTGATCGTCCGGTGACTACTGCATTTACTTACTACTTTGATGTTTCAGAGCTTGATCCTGATACGGGTACTTCTTGGACCCCTGTAACGGTTGATTCTGCAAACATTAGGATTGATCGGACGGTGTAACAATGGCATTAACTCCTACTGTTCAAACGTCGCAAGGAGATATTGGTTTAGTCCTAGATAGTGGGTCTAATACACTCGCTTCTCAAGCGGATGTAACCGCTGTCTTCAACTTCTCAGCTGAGAGGCTTGACGTATCGGCAGCAGAGTTTGCCACAGTCTCTCTAACAACTACAAACATAGATGCCAGTCAAGCAGACTTGATTGTTGTTTGTCTTGGGCGAAGAGAAGACCCAACTATTCGGGTTTGGACTTTTACTCTTGATGGGCACGATTTCTATGTGCTACGCCTTGGTAACAACGAAACTCTAGTGTATGATTTGCTAACAGAGCAGTGGTCGATTTGGGCTTCTGCCAGTGAGTTCTACTGGTCGATCTTTACAGGGGCTAACTGGTTTGGTGGCAATACGTTTGCTGCTGGTTTTGGAAGTAACGTAATCGTAGGGTCTGACTCTAACGGTTCACTATTCTTCCTTGACCCTACTAAAACAGAAGATGACGCACTTATTGAGGGTCGTGACCCAAGTACGTTTAGGCGTCAAGTCACAGGTCAAATTCCTGTCCGAGGTTACGACTCTGTTTCAGTACACGAAGTACAAATTCTTGGTAGTATTAACGAACTGAGTTTTGGTGCTAGTGATACAGTAGAATTACTATACTCTGATGATCGTGGTGATACGTATGTATCTGCTGGTGTTCTTACAACGGTAGATGGAGATTACGATCTCCGTGGTCACTGGCAAAGTCTTGGCACTCTTTCGTCTCCGGGGCGGTTATTCCGCATTGAAGACTTTGGTGCTTTGCAACGCATTGACTCTTTGACTGTAATTACAAATAAAGATGAGAAATAACGACTATGGCCCTTAATGATCTCAACCAAATGTTCTCGATTGTTGATCCGAAGACGGGTAAACCTACAGACTATCTGATGAGGCTGTTAAGGGACCGTGGTCGTGAAGTTACGGATTTGGACGAGGCAGTTCAACTTCTTATAGAAGATGTGGACTTGCTTCGTTCAATTCTTGAAACGATTGACGGCACTGTGTTTAGTGCTGGTACAGGTCTTGATGGAGGCGGTACTTTAGGGGACGACGATCCTATTAGTTTTGAACTAGAGCCTCTTTCCCCCGATCCTTCAGGTTCTTTTACGAACAGCGATATTACCGTAGATGCCTATGGACGTGTAACTGCTGCGGCTAACGGCACGGGAGGGGGTGGCGGAGGCGGAGGGGCTTGGTCTCTTCACGGGTCTACCACTATTTCTAGTCCTGTTGCTAATGTTGATTTTACAGGTCTCGGCGGGTCAAATGATATTCTTGTTATCACGAGACTGACTACTCGTTCTGCTTCGGGAGCCGATATTCTTACCGTAAGCACAAATAACGGAGCAAGCTTCTTTACTACGTCTGGTGACTATGTTGCTATAACTGAAGGAACGGGCGTCGAAACGAACACCATCGGTGCTGGTATGTTTGTTACTAATAACGCAACAGCTCGTTCAGGGTCTGTAATAATTGTAGGAGCAAATGTCACAGGAGCACCTAGGCTGCTTATGAATCATGGTCAGACAACTACACAACAGCGTCTTTTTGTTGCAGACAACTCAAACGACATTGATGCTATCAGGATTGCGCCAACTTCAGGCAACCTTACAGGTGGGACGATTTTCGTATTCAAACGATGAGAACATATAACGCCGATTTTGTAAGGACTGCTGTCTCTCAAGTAATTGAAGATTTCGATGCAGAAGAATGGCTTAGTGCTCCGGAGAACGTAGCTCTTACAAACGAACTTAAGGACGTAGCGATCTTTGAAAGATTCTACGAAAATCAAACCGCAGTGTTCGGCCATTACTTCTTTACGAGTCGTGGTCGACCTGCAATTACAGCAGGAAAAGAATTCTTGCGAGAGATATTTACTGGGCCGTATGATGTCCAAACAGTTATGGGTCTTACTCCTGTAGAACACAAAGCTGCTCTATGGATGAATCGTCAACTAGGGTTCAAAGAAACCGGAGAGGTTCTCCCTCACAGATTAGGTGATGTAAAAATGGTTATACTAACAAAAGAAGAGTGGAGTAACAGCTAATGAGCATGGGTTTGTTTGGGGGTAAGAAAGCCTCTAGTCTTGACACCAATTTAAATCGTGAGCAGATTAATGCTGCTTTTGGTGGCTCTACTGCTGCAACTGGTGAAAGTATTAATGCCCTTCAGGCTTTGCTTGGTGGCGACAATAGTGGGTTTAGGTCCTATGCTGACGCTATCGACCTTAGTGGTACGGCAGAGATGGGTTCGCGAGGGGTTACTGGTAATGCTGCTGCCCGTGGTTTGCTTCGCTCTGGCTCGGCAGCTAAGGCGCTGGTCAACTACGAACAACAGCTAGAGAATCAAACCGCAGATCAATACATGCAGCGTTTGCTTGGTATCGGTCAGCTTGGTCTTGGTGCTGGTGAACTTATCGCAGGTGCAGGTCGCCAGAGGACTGAAAGTGAAAAGCAGAAGCCGGGTATGGGCAAGTTTATTGGCTCTGTTGCTTCGGGCTTTGCGGCTTCAGATGAACGCCTTAAGAAAGACATTGTTGCAGTTGGTAAGAACCGTGATGGTCTTACTGTCTACCAGTATTACTACAAGGATGGCAGTGGTCCGTACACTGGTGTTATGGCGCAGGAAGTGGCTGTTAAGAAGCCAGAAGCTCTTGGCCCAGAAGTCAATGGTTATATGACTGTCGACTACAATCAGATCAACGTACTAGATAGGGTCTAAGATTATGAATCCTTTTTTCGCGTCCTTGCTTGGACAACAGTCTTCTTCGATTATGGGGCAAGACCCTAATGATCTTCTAGAAGATGAAGTCACAGAAGGTGAGCCGATCGTTGTAGATATGCCTCGTCAGGCTCCCCCTCTTGAACCGGCTCCCGCAGAAGCTCCTCCGCCTGCTCCTGTAGGTCCTGTAACTAGCGACGCGCCTCCGGGCATGTACGATGGTATGGGTCTAGACAATAGTGAAGCTATGCGCCAGACGTATCTGATTAATCAGCAGAACGAAGAGATGGCTCGTAGGGGTGATCCTGAACGGGGTATTGAACCGCGTAAAGGTATGTTCGGTATGAAGGGTACTCTGCGAGATGTCGTAGGTATCCTTGGTGATGCTTTCCTTGTACAAGGCGGTGAAAAAGAACGGTATCGCCCGCGCCGCGATCAAGAGCGTTTTGCAGATGCAATGGCGGGTTTCACTCGTAATCCGGGTGCAGCTGTTGAACGTGCAATGGCGACTGGTATTGACAACGAAGCAGCCTATAGCATCTACGACAAGGAAGGCGCTCGTATTAACGACGCCAACCGTACAGATGTGAATGCTCAAGAGAGTTTTCGAAAGGCTCTTGACACGGCTCGTAAAGAAGTCTCACAAGTCTTTGCACGAGCGTCTGCTCTTGGTACGCCAGAAGCTATGGAAGCAGCTCAGAGGTTTGCTATGAACACTGCGCAAGCTTATAACATGAGCCCTGAACAGCTTATGACTTCTACGAACATGACTCCTGTAGAACAGGAAGTTCTGGCAGGTCGTTCTGCTACTTCTAATCAGAACCTTAACTTGCCGTATACAGAACGCCGGGTTGAAGTTGCTGAAAGAAATGCAACGTCTCGTGAACAGTCTATTGGTATTATGGCTAAACGCCTTGGTCTTGATGAACGTAAGTTCCGCGAAGCTATTAATAACCGTAGTTTTGATGAGATGATGGATATGTTCGGTCTTAACCAAGACGTTATTAACGAACAAGGGCGTAATCGTCGTGATGCTAACAACGCTAACAATCGTTCTTCAAGCTCTGAGGAATCTAGCGGTGGATGGGACATTAAGCCAGTAGGGCGTTAATCATTAACTAGGAAACTTTATGTCAGATATTTAT